GCTCTATTATAAGTTTAAACTTTTTATAAAAATATTCTACATCAGCAAAAAGAAAGGTTTGGTATTTTTTATTTTCTTTTAAAAGTATTATAGAAAATTCTAAAAAGCAATTTAATAATTTATCATCGTATTTAAAACGTTCTAATTTTATTTCTATATCATAAGGAATATATATGAATAATTCTTTTGGGGTTATTTTTAAGTAATTACAAAGGGTATTCATTGTATCAAATTGAATTCCTTTAGCATATCCAAAAGTTAAAGATGTTAGAGTAGTTCTTGAAATTCCAGTATCATTTGAAACTTGAGTTATTTTTAAATTTCTTTCAGCTAATAGTACTTTTAGATTACATTTTAACATTTAAATCACCTCTTTATTTTATTGTAATTGTACAACACATTGGTCAAAAAGTCAAAAAAAAATAAAAAAAGTGCTTGACTTTTTACAATAATTGATTATAATGTATAATATAAAACGTACAATAGTCTGGACGTTTGAAAGGATAAAAAAATAAAATGGAGGAAAAAATGAAGATAAATAAAAAGAAATTTAAAGAAAAAATGATAGAAAAATGCTTAAATAACAGAGAATTATCAAAAATTTCTGGAATTTCTGAAGGAACAATAACCAGAATAATAAACGGAGATACTGAACCAAGATTAAAAACACTTGGATTAATCGTAAAAGTTTTGAAATGTGATGTAGCAGATTTATTAGAAGAAAAATAGAAGGAGGAATAAAATGAATAATTTACAAGTAGTAGAACAAAGAGAAGTTTTAGGAAAAGAATTTAAAATTTATGGTGATTTTGAAAATCCATTATTTTTAGCAAAAGATGTGGCGGAGTGGATAGAACATTCAAAATCTGATGTAATGCTAAAATCAGTAGATGATAATGAAAAAGTCAAAGTAAATAATGTTTACGTTGATGGAAGGACAGGTGGTAATGGGGTTTGGTTTTTAACAGAAGATGGGCTATATGAAGTACTAATGCAAAGTAGAAAACCAATAGCTAAAGAATTTAAAAAGGAAGTTAAGAAGATTTTAAAAACTATCAGACAAAATGGAATGTATGTTACAGAAAAATTACTAGATAATCCAGATTTAGCTATCCAAGCTTTTACAAAATTAAAAGAGGAAAGAGAGAAAAGAAAAGCTCTAGAAATAAAAATAGAGAGTGATAAACCTAAAGTTTTATTTGCAGATGCAGTAGAGACATCAAAGACAACTATTTTGATAGGAGATTTAGCAAAGATAATAAAGCAAAATGGTATTGATATGGGGCAAAAGAGATTGTTTGCTTGGTTAAGAGAGAATGGATATCTAATTAAAAGAAAGGGAGCAGACTATAATATGCCTACTCAAAAATCCATGGAAATGAAATTGTTTGAAATAAAGGAAACAGCAATAACTCATTCAGATGGACATATTTCAGTAAATAAAACTCCAAAGGTAACAGGTAAAGGACAACAATATTTTATAAACCTATTTTTAAAGCAATAAAATTTTAGGAAGGGAGTGATAAGGTGAAAAATTTTATAAGATTCCAAGAACAGATAATATCAAAAGATCAAATAAAGAGAATATGGATTGAGGATAAAGAAATAATATTGTTAGATAAAGATAATAACAAATATATAATGGAATGTAATACTAAAGAAGGGGCTGGAAATATTTGGTTAGCTTTAGAGAAGGAGTTAACTACAAGAATAATGTATTAAAAAAAGGGGAAATTCCCCCATTTATAAGTAATAATTATCTAGTATGTGCAGTAGGACAACAATAAGCACATCCATCAGCGTTATAAAAACCTTGATTTTTAGCATATCTAATTGCTTCAGAAGGATAATTAAATATACCTAAAAATTTGATATTTGGATATTTTGCTGGATTAGCATATTCACATGTTTCTTTGTGTACTTCTCCAGTCTGAATATTAATATAAAAATACATAGCTGACCTCCAATTTTTATCAATAAAAAGTTAAGACAAACCACCAAGCCAACAAAAAACAATTATTATGTTAGCAGTATAGTTACACGAGTGCTAACATAATATATTTTATAACATTTAAAAATAAAAGTCAAGAAAGGAAAGAAAATGTTTCAAGAATTTTTAAAAACTATACCTAGATATAAAAGTATGTATATTTTAGAACAAACTGGAGATATCAAAAAGATAATAAGAATTAGTAAAATGCATGGAAAAGTAACAGATGGAAAGTTATTAGTATATCATTCTGAAACTAAAAAAACTGTAATACATGAAATATATTCAAATACTCAAGGAGAGTTTATATTGCATCACAGAAGAAGAATAAAATTAGTAGATTTTAAAAAGGAGATAGAAAATGGGAAGAGGAAAAAGTAGTACAAAAAAGAAAGCTAAAAAAATTAGAGAAAAGAATGAAGCTAATCTAATAAAGATGAAAGAAATTGGAGCTCAAATAAAACAAGAGAAAGAGATTAAAGAGTGGAAAACAACTCTTGTAACTAGAGCACCAAGATATATTTGAGGTGATGGTAATGAAAGAAAAAACTTACTTGTGTGACTATTGTAATTCAGAAATTATTATAACAGAAAATATTATCTGTTGTAGTAATTGTGGCTGTATCTATGATGATGTAATAGGATTACCTACACTTGAAGGAGATGAGAGTGATGACTAAGACTAATAGGATGGAAATGTTTGAAGTAAAAGATAATAAAATGGTAATACCCAGTGATAGATTAACTATTTCAGCAGAATTAGCGGCTAGGATTATACATAGAAATGCTTCAAATGTAAGATTGGGATTACAAAATGGACTATTTAACTGGGGAGTAGCACTTGAAAGAGCTAAGAATGAATGGACTTACTTTGTTTATACTTGTCAATTTTTGGAAGCTTTTAGAATACTATACGAAGTGGTTTTAGTAGAAAATAAAGAAGAGACCTTATAGCTGGCAACTATAAAGTCTCAAAGGTATAAATACCTCAATCAACAGTTGATGTATTATACCATATCCAGTAAAAAATTTCAATGGAGAGGATAATATGAAAAATAAGTCAAGAATATTAATATATACAATTTCTATAATTTTAACACTGTTAGCTATGCATATAGCATACATTCAAAGAGGGTATCTAGCAATAGGCGGAGAGGTGTTACTACTTCTAATTCCTGTACTGATAGATATATGGGTGGAGGGCATAGAAGATGAGAAAAAGTAAAACTAGAAAGAAAGTAGATAAATTATTTAAAGCTACTGCAGATAAAATGAAAGACATCATTATAGATGAAGATGATTTAAAATTATTCAATTACTATTTTTACTCTGAAGGGAATCAATTTTCAGAAAGGGTAGCTGGAATAATGGGTACAGTCTCATTAAGTCTTTTAACTAAAAATTTTGAAGAAAAAAGATTGTTGTTAGCATTAGCTAAAAAACAATTAGATGAGATTTTACCAGAAATGAGAGAGGCAACAAAACCACCAGCAAGTTTAGTAGTTTTAATGAGCTTATTTGAATTAAATGAGATGCTAATAGATTATCTTAGATATGAAAATAGACTGGCAAAAGCTTTACAAGATGATAAGTTAGTTCAAAAGAATTTTGAATTTAGAGATTCACTACTAAAAAATGTTGGAAATATTATAACAGGAGACATGTGGGAAGATTTAGGTTATGACATGGTATATGCTGGAAAATTAAAAATAAAATTTGAAGAGATTTTAGCATGGATTCCTAGAGGTGTAGCAAGATTAATTAAATATAATAAACCTTTTGTAGATGTGAAACAACTAGAAATATTGGAAGAGAAAAGAGTAAGAGTATTAGAATCATTAAAAATGACTGTAGATTTTTGTGATGAAGTAAAAGAGAAAGAGCCAGTACAAGTAAATATTTTTAGAGAGATGATGAGTAGAATCTTAATGGTTAGATATGAACTCAGACACTCTTTAGAAAATGAGATAAAAGATAAAAAGGATATAAGATATCTAAAAACATTAGTGACTAAATTAGAAAAACTATTTAGCTGGCAATATAACTTAATAGAAACAGGAGATGATGGTTGTGAATGAATTAACATTGTATGGGATAAGTAAAGAAATGATAGCTATGGAAGAATTATGGGAAATGGCTATTGATGAAGAAACAGGAGAAGTAAAAGATGCAGCTTTATTGGAAGAGTTACAACAAGGGATTGAAACAACTCTAAAGGAAAAAAGTGCTGATATAGTCAAATATTATAAGAATAGAGATAGTTTGGTAGAGAGCATAGATAAAGAGATTAAAAGACTTCAAGAATTAAAAAAAATAGGAGAAAAGAAGCAAGATAGTTTTAAGAACTATATAAAAATGTGTATGGAGAAAATGGGAGTTAAGAAGATAGAAACTTCTAACGGAAACATTTCATTAAGAAAGACTCCAGAGAGTGTAGAGCTAATAGATGAGGAGATTATTCCAGAGAAATTTAAAACGACAGTACAATTGGAAAAAATATCTAAAACAGATATAAAGAAAGCTTTGCAAGAGGGAGAAGAAGTTCCAGGAGCAACTTTAAAAAGAGGAATGTCAATAAGCATAAAATAAGAGGTGTAAAATGAAGATTTTATTTTTAGATACAGAAACAGGTGGAGTAAATCCTAAAGAATCAGCACTCATCCAATTAAGTGGAATAGTAAGGATAGATAAAAAAGATGTAGAAGAGTTTAACTTTTTTATAAAACCTTTTGAGGGGAGTGAAGTTAATCCAAAAGCTTTAGAAGTTCAAGGAAGGACATTGGAAGAACTAGATAGTGAAAAGTATAAATCAGAGGCAGAGACTTATTTTTACTTTAAGAAAATATTGGATAAATACATAAACAAGTATGATAAAGAAGATAAATTTATAGTAGCAGGATACAATGTAAAGTTTGATATAGAGATGTTACAGTCTTTCTTTAAAAGACAAAATGATAATTATCTTTTCAGTTATATAAGTTCAGCAACTATAGACCCTTTACCTTGCATAGGATTTTTACAACTATGTGGAATACTTCCAGTATTAGAAAATAATAAACTAGAAACTTGGTGTAATTATTTTGAGATTGAATTTCAAGCACATGATAGTTTGGAAGATATAAAAGCTACAAAAGAACTTATTTTTGAAATAGCAAGTTTGATAAGGAAGTGATGAGATGGCACAAAAAGTGTTGATTTTAGGAAGTAGTGGAACTGGGAAATCTACTTCTATCAGAAATCTAAAGCCAGAGGAGACTTTTATAATAAAGACAGTGGAAAAACCATTACCTTTTAAAAAATCTGAATCTCTTTATAATTTAGAAAAGAAAAATCTTTTTGTTACTAAAAGGATAGATAGTGTGATAAAGGCTTTGGATAAGATAGAAAAAAATACAGCTATAAAAACTCTGATAATAGATGATTTTAATTATCTATTAACTTATGGGTATAAGGAAAGAGCAAAAGAAACAGGATATACAAAGTTTGAAACCCTAGCCTTTGGAATAATGGATATTTTTAATAAGTTAGATGAAATGAGAAATGACCTCATAATTTATATAATGGCTCATACACAAAAGGATCAAGATGGAAAGTTATCCATGAAAACGATAGGTAAATTTTTAGATGATAAGTTAGTTGTAGAAGGGTTATTTTCTATGGTTATATTGGCACTTGGTAGTGAAAGTAAATATAAATTTACAGTCAATGGATTAGACCCTGCTAAGACTCCAATAGATATGTTTACAGAAAATGAGATAGAGAATGACTTAGTATTAATAAATAAGGCAATAAAAGAATATTTTAATTAGGAGATGATGAGAATGAATTTATGGAACAGTAATCAAGAGGACTTAACAACAGGTATTGGAAGAGGAGAAAAAATAACTAAAAATGGAGTATATGAATTTGAAATAAAGGAAGCATATTTAACCAATTCAAGTTCTAGTAAAGCTGTAGGAATAACATTAAATTTGGAAAACAGTGAAGGATATGCAAGAGTCACACTATGGCATAAAAAAGGAGATGGAACAGATAATAAGTTTGCTCAAAAGCTATTAAATAGAATGGTATATTTATTAAAATTGAAGGTAGAAAACTTAAAAACAGAGGTTAAAAAGGTAAAAGCCTACTCTGGAGAAGAGATAAGTAGAACATATATCACTAACTTAGCTGGAAAAGAGATAGGAGTAATCCTTCAAGCTAAAAAAGATGGAGATAATATCAATTATGAGATAAAAGATTTCTTTGATATAAAAACTGAAAAAACTACTAATGAGATTTTAAACAAGACTGAGGCAACAGATGTAAAATTCTACAGAGAGAAATTTGGAGCAACTACTCAACCAGAAGTAGTAGAAAAAGAGAATACAGTTGAAGATGATGAAGAGTTTCCATTTTAATAACAGGAAGTAGGAGGTGTACAGATGGATAAGTACACACATAAAGTGTATGGAGATGAACTGAGATTCTACTATTGTCCTATCTGTGATAAGTATGATGAGAGTAATCCCGATTTCTCTGTAAATGTTAAAACTGGTATGTATACTTGCCACAAAAGTGGAAAGGGTGGAAATATTAAAGACTTAGAAAATTGGGATTACAGACTTCCTGAAGTAAAAGAGATAAAAGAGAAGAAGAAAAATAAAGTATATTTTTCAGACTTTTTTCAAGCAAGAGCCGATAAGCATCTAGGTGCTGATTGGCTCTCTTACTTAAAAGGAAGAGGTATATCAGAAAAAGGATTAGGAAGACTGTGTAGGCTTGGTAAAAATAATAGTATGATGATACCTCTTACTAATGGTAAAGAGGTTGTAGGAATAAAATATAGAACCTTAGATAAAAAATGTAGTGCTGAAAAAGAGAGTGCAACAGACTATTTTCTTAACTGGCAAAATATAAAAGATAAATCTTATCTGATTATAGTAGAAGGGGAGATAGACCTTTTAAGTGCTATAGAGGTAGGTTATGAAAATGTTGTTAGTTTACCTTTTGGAGCTAAAAATTTAAAGTGTATAGATACCCAGAAAGAATGGATTAGTAAATTTTCTAAAATAATAATAGCAGTAGATAATGATGAGGCTGGAGAAGATGCTAAAGAGCATATTTTAGAAAAATTAGCAGGATTTGAGAGAAAACTTTTTGAAGTAAATATGAAGGAATTCAAAGATTTTAATGAGATACTTCAAGGAGCAGGAGCAGAGGTTCTGATAGAAATTATAAAGGGAGCAACTAGAGTAGGTAGTGTATATGTTCCCTTTCATGAGGAAGAGGATGGATACTATGTATGGCAAAAGGAAAACTATGTAAGGGTAACAGATTTTACAGTAAAAATTACAGGGTATTCAGATACATATATAGTGGGAATAGTTAGAAGTAATGGAAGAGAAAGAGAGTTTAAAGCAACCAAAACAGACCTTTTAACTAAAAATGGAATCCTTGAAAATTTAGGATATTTTTTAGGAAGTGCTCAAAGTATTCCAAAATTTTGGAGTTGGTTATTAGATGAAAGTAAAGAGGAGTATTTATTAGAGATACCACACTATGGAATTATAGATGATGTTTACTATGATGAGAGTTCCAGAGTAATTTGTACTAAGCAAGATTTAAAAATACACTCTTTGAGTTCATTAGAAGCACTTACAGAGGAGCAGTTGGAGTGGTTAGATAAAAATATCATAAAATTAAGAAGTGATGTCAATCAAAGCCTTTTAGGAATTTGCTGGGCATTAGGAAGATTTCATATAAGTGAAAGTTATCCAATATTAGAAGTTAGTGGAACTACTTCTATAGGAAAAACTGAGTATGTAGAGTTTATATCTAGGATATTGTTTGGGAATAAAGAGAATATAAAATCTTTTACTACTCTCTCAAATCATCAGATTAGAAGTTTAAGCAGTTGTTCCAATATAACTCCTTGGGTAATAGATGAGGTTAAGATAACAGGTAAAAATTTAAAAGAGAAAGCAATAGAATTATACTCAATACTTAGAGCTGTATATGATAACAAAACTATTAATCAAGGGAATATTACAGCTAAATTGACAGAGTTTAAGCTCTGTACACCTCTTATAATCTCTGGAGAGACAGAATTAAGTGATGTTTCTATAAAAAATAGAATGATTAGTACTAGCTTAAATAAAAAAAATAAAAGTTCTGATGAGATCTTTTTTACTTTGAAGCATACAGATTTATTAGAAAAATTTGGGAAATTAGCTCTACAAAGAAGATTGGATAAAGGAGCTATAGACATCCCTCTCCAAGAGGTAAAAGAATTTTTAAAAGATGTGAAAGATGAGAGACAACTTTATAATGGAAGATGTATGTTGACAGGATTAAAAGCTCTTACAGAGCTAATAAAGATAGACTCAAAGATAATTACAGAGTTTGTGGAGTTTTTAAATAGAAGATTGGCAAATGAATATAATGTTGTTAGTAATTTTTTAGAGTTATTAGAATTAGTAGCTGACTCTGGTCAAGATATGAAATATTTTTATAAGGTTGATAATGGAAGACATCTAGTGAGATTTAATCTATTATATAAAGCTATAGCTGAGGAGCATAATAAAACTAATAGTACTTTGGAACTATTGGATATGAGGACCTTAAAAAAACAGTTATTGGAAGAGAAATTTATTATTAATACTAGAGTATCAACAAGATTCCCAAAAGATAGTTTTTCATTAGAAACTATATCTGTAAAGGCAGATGAATTTAAGGTAGTAGATTTTATTTCATGACCACTGTGGTCAAATTTGTGGTCAAATAAAATCCTTTGAAAATAGCTATAATTCTAGCTTAGAGTTGTTTGTGGTCAATGTAGTCACTTTTTACATGTGTGTTATATAAAAGTATAAAAATATTAAAAGAGATAAAAAAATATTTTTGAAAAAATTTTAGGTAGTAGTTCCACTCTTTTTTTGACCACAAACCTATAAAAAAGCTATAAAACCTAGTAAAATAGAGGGTTTTAGAGAAAAATAGTTTGACCACAAGAATGACTACAAAAAACCACAACTTATTAAATAAGTATTATAAATAAAGGGTTTGTGGATATAGATAAAAAAATATTGTTTTTGACCACAAGAATGACTACAAAAAACCACAACTTATTAAATAAGTATTATAAATAAAGGGTTTGTGGATATAGATAAAAAAATATTGTTTTTGACCACCAGTTGACTACAATTAACAAAAAGGAAAAATATATGGAGAATTTAAAATTACCAAGAGGAGCTACCTTTTTACATTTCTATTATAAAGGATTAAGTATTAATAGTAGTGAAGAGTTAGCTTTATATATAAAGTTAAATCAATGGTATTTTAATAAGATGGATGTAGAGATTCAAAAGCAATTTAGGAATATGTATAGAAATTTAAAGAAACAGGAGGCTAAAAATGCTGGAAATAATTGGATTGAATAAGGATAGAATAACGAGCTTGGAACTATTGGACCAAATAAATATTTTTAGAAAGCAAGAAGGGAATAGAGCAAAGTTAAGACATGATACTTTATTAAATATTATCAGAGATGAGTTTGAGGAAGAAATACGAGACCAAAAAATATTGGAATCGTTCTATGAAGTTAAGACAGGTAATGGAGTTCAAAGAAAGTACCCTATGTATAATTTGAATTATAACCAAGCTAAGCAAGTGTTATTAAGAGAAAGTAAGTTTGTAAGAAGAGCTGTGATTCATTATGTTGAGCGATTGGAAGAGGAACTTCAAAAAGATTTTATTGAAAAGTATGAGAGACAACTATTAGGTTTTGATGAGTTAGTAAAGAGAAATGAAGAGTTAGAATATAACAATGGAAATGGAAAATATTATAAGAGTATTAATAATATTGATTGGTGGAAAGATTACTTTATCTTAGATAAAAAAGGATTAGGAAGAAAACTTACTGAGGAGCTAATCAGATTATCTGGAGAACTCAATATTGCTTATGAAGGTATTTATCCTGTTTTTTCAAATAATGAAGTTCTAGTTTTTCATGTAAAAACTTATGAGGAATTTAGAAAAAGATTAATAAATGATACAGAATTTAGGATATTACCTGCATATAGAAAAAGATTTTAGGGGGAGATATGGCTAAGAAGATAGACCCTAATGAATATGTAGGGAAAGAATTTCAAAATAAGAAGGGAGAGACTTATATAGTTGAGAAGTATCTCTTCAAAGAAAAAAATAATCATTGTTTTGATATAAAGTTTAAGAATGGGAATATCCAAATGGCAACTCTTAACCAAATTCGAGCAGGAACTTGCTTGGATTTAGTAGAGAGAAAGAAGCAGAAAAGATTGGATACTGAAAGAAAATTAAAAGAGAGAAATAAGTTAGTAGCTAAAACTAAAAAAACTTGCGTTATTCCAGAGGGATTAGATGAGAAAAATATACTGGCAATAGACTTATCAACTACTTCTACTGGGATAGCATATTCTAAGAATGGGGTAATAGTTAGATGGAAAACTATTAAATCAAGTTTGGAAGATTTTAGAGATAGAGGATTGGAGATAGTAGAGGAACTCTCAAGTATATTAGAAAAAGGTATGATAGATATGATAATACTAGAGGATATTTATCTAGGCTTAAATTCTAATGTATTAACTATGCTTAGTGAAATAAGAGGAATGTTAACCTATCATATAAAGAGATTGAATCTAGAGTTGTTATTAGTTCCAGCAGTGTTTTGGAAAAATAGAGTAGGTGAAGTTCCAATTCATAGAGAAGAACAAAAAAAATACATGATGGAAAGGTGACAGGAGTAGAAGCAGATAGTGATGATGCAGCAGATGCTTATATGATGTTGTGGGCTTGCTTGCATAAGGAAGAAGTAAAAGAGACTTTATGGAATAGTGAGGAGATGTAAGAAATGGAAATGAGAGAACAAATTGAAATGGCTAAAAGAATTATAGAACGTGATGGAGATTGTAACGAAGCTGATTGTAAGGAATGTCCTTTTGGAAAAATGTGTGATGCAACTGAGGGAGAAAATGAAAAGTTTGCAGAGATGCTAAGAGTGTTTGTAGAAGAAAATAGTGAGAATGAGGATAATGTAAACTCTCCTAACCATTACAAATTAGCAGGGCTTGATGTGGAAGTTATAGATGTTATAAGAGCATCTATGTCTCCAGAAGAGTTCAAAGGATATTGTAAAGGTAATGTAATTAAATATGTTACTAGAGAAAATAAGAAAAATGGTATGGAAGATTTAAGAAAAGCTAAAAAATACTTAGAATATGCAATAGGAGAGTAGAAATGAATATCTGGGAGACTAAATACTATGAGGAAATAGAGAAGTTTAAGAAAGAGTTTGTAGCAAGAGAGAAAGAATATTTAAGTGATTCTTTAGCTTGTTTAACTACTGAGATTCTAAATCTATTAGAAGATAAAATAGATACAGAACTACTTGGAAAAGTTTTAGATAAGATACAGGAAGTCAAAATTTTAGGAGATGAGTAACAAATGACAGTGCAAGAAAGAGCTGAGATAGCTCTAAAAATTCTAGAGATTTTTCGGAAGGTTCAAGAAAAAGGAGGACTACCTTCTCAAAAAAGAGAGGTCCTTAATCTCTTCCACGATGTTGTAACTGCTAGTGATATAAATGTGGTTGAAGAGAAGGTTCTTGAATTTATTAATAGAGGGGTGGAATAAATGAAGTTTATAGAATTATTAGAGATGCAAAAACAATTGGATGAAGCAGTAGAAAAACCAAGAGATAACGGATTCAAACCTAAACATAGAACTTATCAAAAATAGTAAAATCAATGATAGCAGAAATAATAGAATTTAACGAGGAAACAAGGAATACTCACAAAACTTGGAAACAAAAAGAATTTAATGTAATTAAAATGGTTGAAGAGAGTGTTGATATTCTATTTTTCTATCTTCAATTAGTAAATTTTCTTGGGAAAGAAGATGAAAGAATTATAGAAATTTTGAATATGGCTTGGGAAGAATGTTGGAAAGAGGTAGATGAGTATAGAGACACAGTAGCAGATATAGAATTAGAACTGATAAAAAATTTAAGTGATATGGAATGGTGTTTGGCATTGCCTAAATGTTTAAATATTATGGGATTGCTTGTAAATTTATATATTAATAATGATATATTCAGAGAAACTGTTGAACATACTTATAAAGAAAAATGGAATAAAAATATGGAAAGAATAAATGGAGATTGGAGCTTATAAATATGGATAGAAAAAAATACTTAAAAAAAGGGTACAGAATAAAATTAGAAATTGAAAGTAAAAAAGCTGTATTGGAAGATATGAGGGCTACCTTAGATGGCTTACGAGCTGTTAGATTATCAGAAAAACTTCAAGGTGGACCGCTTCCAAGTGATGAGAATATGGTAAATAGGATTAATAAAATCATAGAAGAAGAGAAAAAAATAGAGATACTTTATGATTTTATGGCAGATTTATCATCAGAGATAGATAAGGTTGAGGATGTATTAGAAAGAGCTATATTAAGATATAGATATATAACCTGTTTAACGTGGGAGCAGATAGCGGAGAAAATGGGGTACTGCTTATCACAAGTATATAGAATACATAATAGAGCATTTAAAAATTTTAATAAAATAAATGACACTAAATGAGAGTAAAAGCTATTGTATGAGAGTTAGGAATGTGATATAGTATAAAATGTGGAGCGAGAGAATCCTATAAAAGTCTTCTTTTTGTGAGAGGGTAGAGAGTCAGAAAAGCTGGCTCTCTAAAATAAAAGATAGTTGTAAGAGGTAGATGTAAGAGCTATCTCTTTTTTTGTTTGAATAGTCTTTTTTTTGTGTTATAATATTTCAAGAATATTATGCTAGGGAGTGATAAAATGTTAGAAAATGATTCTCAAATATGGAATATTATAGGAGTAAGCATAAACTGTTTAATGGCTTATTTTAACTTTAAAACTATTTGTGAAATGAAAAGACAAAGAGAAGATAGTTTTCGTCCATATTTAGCATTATTAGGGGAAACTCCTTATGTAAAAGTTCCAAAAGATTTTCAGCAAGAGTTTCAGCTTGAAAATTCAGAAAAATATATATGGTTAGATATCAAAAATGTGGGACTTAAATTTGCTAAAAATATAAAAATAGATTCTAAAATTAGTCAAGAGATTTTAAATTTATACAACAATTATTCTGATAAAGAAATTCAAAACAATCATTCTTTCATTAAAATATCTACTTGTTCTTCTGTATCTCTTATGACGACAAGCATTTGTGAAGAAAAAGATATATTAGATGTTAATGAGAAATGTTATTTTTTATTTTCTAATCATTTATTAAGAGTTATAGTAACTATATTGAATGAATGTTTTAAAAAAAAATTGGATAAAATGGATGATTTAGAGAATATACCATTATTAGAAATCAATATTAGTTATGAAGATATATTTTGTTATAAATATATAAGTTGTTATAAAGTTATTTTAGCAAACTTCTATTCTCTTCCTTTAAAAGATTTTGGTTATAAAGTAATTGTATTAAAAGATAATGAAAAAAATAATTAAATTTAACAAAAAAAAAGAGGTGAGTTTATGGCTAAGTCAAAATGGGAAACTCATGTAAAAGATAAACTTATATTAGTTGAAGGGTGGGCTAGAAATGGACTCACTGATGAACAGATAGCTAAAAATTTAGGTATAGCATATTCTACATTAAGAGAATATAGGGAAAAATATTCGGCACTTTCGGCAGCCTTAAAAAGAGGTAAAGAAATTGTTGATATAGAAGTTGAAAATGCTTTACTGAAAAGAGCTTTAGGATATACCTATGAAGAAGAAACAATAGAAGTATTACCAAATGGAAGTACTAAATCTAAAACAATTACCAAGCATATACCTGGAGATACAACTGCACAAATATTTTGGTTAAAAAATAGGAAACCTGAAGTATGGAGAGATAAAACAGCTATTGAGCATAGTGGAGAAGTAAAAACAAATAATCCTTTCTCTGGGCTTACAACTGAAGAATTAAAAAAAATAATAAATACAGAAAAATAAAAAGGCTCTCTAATTATAGAGAGTCTTTTATGCATACTTCTTTGAATGCCTTACCTAAAGCAGTTATATAACAATAAGTTATAATACATAAATTTGATGGTGGAGTTAAATCAATTTCATCTATTGCAATAGAATATGAATTTTGTTTTAATAGTTCACTACTTTCATAAAAATCAATTAAACCTAATCTTTTTAAATTAGAAAGTGATATAGCATTCTTGATTCCATCTTTAAAATATTCATTTTTGTAATTATAACCACGGGAAGCTTTAAGGTCAGAAGATACAAGTAGTTTTGTATATTCAGTATTTAATGAATCTATTGCAATATCTTTAGTTTTGTAATTAATAGCAAATTCTTCTTCAAGTGTATTAAATAGTTTAGCATCATATGGAGAGAGTTGTCTTATAATTTCTACAAAAGAATGTTGGACAAGTCCGTTATAAGTAGAATCCATAGAAGAAGCTATAAGATTAGCAAACATATTCCTTATTTCTTTTTCATCAAAGTAATATTTTGATGCTTCAAGAGCAGGACCAACTATACTCATTTTAGGATCTTGAACTTGATTTTCAGGAATAGATACAATCTTTTCTCCTAATGTTCTCTTAAATTCATCAATTTTTTGTTGATATTTGGTTTTAGATTTTTCATTTAATGCATGAAAATAATTTCCAAGAACTACATCCCAGATATCAGTTAAAGTTTTTCCAGGACCTAAATCACCCCTAGTTATAAAATTTACTATTAATGCTGTTCCAGCAGCAGTAATATTAGGATCAATATTCATAAAATCACCCCATAAATTTATAAAGTTATTTTAATTATATCATAAGGAGGAATGAAATGTTAAAAATAATTCTTATTAGTGCAATTACATCTTATATAGTTTCAAAGCTATATGATTATTTTCATAAAAAGTGAGAAAAATGGTAAGTAGAGAAGAGATAATAAAACAAGCTAGATTAGAACTTGCAAGACGTGAGTTCTTTTTTTATTGTAATACAAGAGCACCAGACTTCTATAAAGAGAGTAGAAATTTTTTAGTAGAGCTTTGTAATGATTTACAAGAATTTATTGAGGGAGAAGATGAAGTTCTTATTTTAAATCTTCCTCCAAGACATGGAAAGAGTAGAACAGTAGGATTATTAGTTGAATGGCTGCTTGGTAGAAATAATCAAACTAAGATTATGACAGGTTCATATAATGAAACTCTATCTACTATGTTTTCTAAAAATGTAAGGAATACCATCCAAGAGGGAAAAGCAGATAAAGATAAGATTATTTATAATGATATATTTCCAGATACTCATATAAAACAAGGAGATGGAGCTATGAATCTTTGGAGTTTAGAAGGTGGATATAATAACTATCTAGCAACTTCTCCAGGAGGAACTGCAACAGGATTTGGATGTACTTTACTTATAATAGATGACCTTATAAAAAATAGTGAAGAGGCTTTTAATGAAAATGTACTTGAAAAACAATGGGATTGGTTTACTCAAACAATGCTTTCAAGACTTGAAGAGGGTGGAAAAACTATTATCATTATGACAAGATGGGCAAGTGGAGACCTTGCTGGAAGAGCATTAGAACATTACAAGGAAGAGGGAAAAAAAGTAAAACATATTATTATGAAAGCTTACCAAGATGATGGAACTATGCTTTGTGATGAGATACTTAGTTATAAATCCTATTTAAGTAAAACAAGAGCTATGGGAGAAGAGATAGCAAGTGCAAACTATCAGCAAGAGCCTATTGATTTAAAGGGAAGATTATATAGTTCAATAAAAACTTATGAACATTTACCTTGTGATGATGAAGGGAATCTACTTTTTACAGCTATCAAAAATTATACAGATACAGCTGATGAGGGAGATGACTATCTATGTTCAATAACATATGGAGAGTATAACAAAGAAGCTTATATCCTGGATATACTTTATACCAAAGATGCTATGGAGATAACAGAACCTTCTACTGCTGAAATGTTATTTAAGAATGAAGTTAATTTAGCAAATATAGAAAGTAATAATGGTGGTAGAGCTTTTGCAAGGAATATAGAAAGAATATTAAAAGAAAAATATAAAAATAATAGAACTGTTATTAAATGGTTCCATCAATCAAAAAATAAAAAGGCTAGAATATTATCAAATGCTACTTGGGTTATGGACCATGTATATTTTCCTAAGAATTGGCAAGATAGATGGAAAGAATTTTCTAAAGCTATTTTATCTTATCAAAAAGAGGGGAAAAATAAACATGATGATGGACCAGATGCTTTAACTGGAGTAGCAGAGTTTATGAATAGTGTTCAAGGAGCTAAGAGTATAAATAAATCTAAATTGAATATAAGATAGGGGGTGTAAATTTGATTTTACAAGACTTTATAAAAAGGTTTGATGATTACAGAATACATGAATTACCTAGATTACAAAGATTATTTGATTACTATATGGGAAAGCACGATATTTTAGATAAAAAGAATAGATTGGAAACAAAAGCAGATGCTAAAGTAGTAAGTGGATATGCAAGTTATATAACTACAATAGCAACTGCTTATTTTTTAGGTAAAAATATATCATATAAAGCTGAGGAGAATAACCAAGAGTTTGAAAAATTAAAAGGATATCTAGCAACAGAAGAAGAGCAAAAGTGTAATTTTGAACTTGCTTTGAATTGTAGTATCTTTGGAAAAGCTTATGAATTACTCTATATAGATGAGTTCCAAGAGCTAAAACAAAAGTGCTTAGATACTAGAGATGTCTTTGTAATAAGAGATAATACCATTGATAGAAACATAATAGGAGCTATTAGATTTGATGTAGAAGAGATAACTAAAAGTGAAAGAAAAGTAACTTTAGAAGTATATGATAATAAGTCCATCACAACTTATTCATACATTGTAAGTGATGGGTGGAGTGTAAAAGAGTTATCTAATGCAGGAGAACCTATTGGAACTAGATTACATGGATTTAATAGAGTGCCTATCATAGAGTATCTTAATAATAAAGTCCATAAAGGAGATTTTGAGAATGTAATCTCTTACATAGATGCGTATAATACTGCTGTATCAACTTCATTAGATGATTTGACAGACTTCTCAGATGCTTATTTAGTGATGGAAAATATGCAAGGTACAACTGATGAGGATATAGAGGGAATAAATAAAAATAAAATTATTCTTACTTCAGAAGATGGAAAAGTATATTGGCTTATCAAACAGGTAAATGATACATACTCTCAAAATGTAAAAGATAGAATAAATGATGATATTCATAAATTTTCTTTTACTCCTGATATGGGAGATGAGAAATTCTCAGGGAATACCTCTGGAGTAGCTCTTGAATTTAAGTTACTTCCTTTAGAGCAACTTGGAGCTCAAAAAGAGATGTATTTCAAAGATAGTTTGAATAAAAGATTACAGATTATGATTGACTACCTTAATCTAAATATAAAACCTAGAGAACTACAAAAAGTATTTACTAGAAACCTTCCAAGAAATTTAAAAGAAATCTCAGAGATTATGAAAAACTTAAAAGGACTTGTATCTGATGAAACTCTTATCTCATTATTTCCTTCAGTAGAAGATGCTAAGATTGAAATGGAAAAGATTAAAGTAGAAGCAGAGGAAAACAATATCTACAATGATTATGAAATTTTAAATAAAAAAGTAGATGATAAAGATGGCGACCAAGAAGAGTAAAGAATATTGGGAGAAAAGAGCAGAAAGGCAAGAAAAGAAAGTCCATAAAGAAGGAGATAAACTATTAAAAGAGTTGGATAAAAATCTTACCAATGCTAGAAAAGAGATTCAAAAATCTATCAATGATCTAGTAGCAAGATATATGGACCTAACAGAACTATCTTATGCTGATGCTATGAAAAATTTAACAAGTTCAGAGTTCAAAGAGTGGCGAATGACACTTGAGGAGTATATGGCAGAGATTGAGAAGTTCAAGGGAATAGATGAGGATATAGCTAATAAGTTAAAACTAGAGTTAGAAACATTAGCTATGAAGTCTAGGATTTCGAGACTAGATACTCTAAAAGCTCAAATAGATATGGAACTCAATAGAAAAGCTTATGCAGAACAGGAAGCTCTCAAAGGAACTTTAGAAACTGTATATAATGATTCTTATAGAGATATAAGACTAGATTTTGGAGTAGAGAGTTCTGTAGCCTACTTAGATACAGATACTTTATCTGATTTGATAAACTACCCATGGAGTGGAACAGACTTCTCTAACAGAATATGGGAGAATAGAGCAGCTCTTGGAAGAGTACTTAAAGAGGAAATTATTCAATCTTTTATTCAAGGTATATCAGTTAAAGATTTATCAGATAAGATAATGAGGAGAATGAACTCAGATAGAAAAAATACAGAGAGATTAGTAAGGACTGAACTTAACTATGCACTTAACCAAGCTACTAAAAAGGGATATGAGGATAGTGAGGTTGGAGAGTATGAATATTTAGCTGAGATTGATAGTAGAACTTCTCCACAATGCAGGGAGTTAAATGGAAAAGTTTTTAAATTAGAAGATGCTAAGGTAGGAGTAAATTATCCTCCTATGCATCCTCATTGTAGAAGTACAACTATTCCTGTTATAGAGTATGAAAAATTGAAAGAATCTGAAAAAAATGGTATAATAAAAATAAAAGAAAAAGTAGAAAAAATATCAATGAATAATGCTAAAGTAGATGATATTTTAGTTATTGGAGAAATGATAGAAAAGGAATTTGATATAAAGTCTTCTATAGGAAATAAGGAGAAATTGAAAGAGATTTTTTCTAATTTTAGAGAAATGGGTGGAGTTATCCCTAAAGAAATTTGGGGTAAAGGAACAAGTAAAATAGTAAAAGCACAATTAGAAGATGCTTTCTCATATTACCCAAAAGATTGGGGAGAAATTCCTAAGAAATGTAATAGACAACTATATGTTAGAAAAGTAGATAGAGGATACTTTGCTGTTGGAGCAGTAAAAAGAAGTAAATATGATATAACACTAGAAAATTATAAGGATGGTTTTTTAACTATAGCTACTAATGGAGAAAGAATAACAACACCTTTTCACGAAATAGGACATATGGTTGAATGGTTCAATAAAGATGTAGTAAGACTAGAAAAAGAATGGGTAGAAAAAAGAACTCAAGGAGAGGAAGAAATTAAACTGTCAAAATTATTTCCATTTAGTGGATATAGTCCAAAGGAAGTTACAAAAAAAGATAAATTTATTTCTCCATATATAGGAAAAACATATAAGGATGCTACAGAAGTTTTGTCAATGGGACTAGAATCTCTTTTTACTGGAGCTAAGCAAGTACAAAGTTTTGATGCAGAAAAGAGAGAGTATGTGAAAAAAGGAATAGAAGATGATGAAGAATTTTTACATTTAATAATAGGATTGATTGTTAAGGGGTGATGATATGAAAGAATTTATGGAGTTACAAGAAAAATATTTAAAAAAATTTGGAAATGATTCTTTAGATAGAGTAGTATTGTTAGACCCTCTTCATCCAGAAGAAAATGATTATAAAAAAGCAACTTTAACTTTAGAGAAGGCTATAAAAGAAAATAAACCATTAGAGCAAATTCCAGAAGAAATATGGGAGAAAATGGTATTTTAAATTAATTTTTAATTTATAACTAAGCACTTAGAGAAATCTAGGTGCTTTTTTAATGCAAAAATACAAGACTAACTATTAAAAGTCAAGAAAAATAATAAAAAAATAAATTAGCAAAAAATTTGCATAACAAAAAAACTGAAAT